AAAACATGGAATGACCGATGCCAGCTTGAGCTCGAGAACGAGGCGCTGCGGAAGGATGCGGAACGGTATCGGTGGCTGCGAGATACTGCGGACAGAGATGATGAGGGCCATTGCTACATCGCGCAGGATGAATGGATTAGCGAAGGGGAAGGCGACGATAATTTTGACGAAGGAGTAGCGACAAACTGGTTGCAAAAAGACGAAGCCGACGCAGCCATCGACGCAGCCATCACCCGCGCAGCGGAGGGGAAATGACCTTCCTAACCGAACTAGCCGAAGTCCTACAAAACTCAAACAACGCACTTGCTGGCGTATTCCTCCGCAACCACGCAAAAGAAATCGTCGCGCTGGTGGAGGCGGCGGAAGAAGATGATTGGGTTGGGATTCAGACAGCACTTGACGCGCTGAATAAGGAGCAATCGTGTTCCTGACTGACTCCGAAATGGCGGAATTAACCGGCCTGAAAAGAGGTAAGGAACAGTGCGATTGGTTAAATCGAAGGGGT